TGAAAGTACAAACCGAAAAATGTCCGCACTGCGGAGCCGCCATGAACAAATACTGGCACAAATTGACCCCAGGGTTAGTAAAAACTCTCATTGAGGTCTATAAGCACGTATCCGCCTCCGGCGAGAACAAGGTGAGCAAAAAAGAGCTAAAATTAAACCACAGCCAATACGGCAACTTCCAAAAACTACGCTTCCACGCCCTGATCGCCAAATACAAGGTCAACGGAGAGTGGCACAAAGGCGAATGGCTGATCACACAACGCGGAGCCGACTTCCTCAAATGCACAATCCAAATCCCTGAAAAAGTCCAAACATTTAGAAACCGAGTCGAAGACCACTCACCGGAACTGGTGACCGTAGCCGACGTGATGAGATCAGATCCATACTGGCAAACTGACTTCAAAACAGACACGGATATCTTCGCTCCCAAACAAGTCTCACTCCTATGAAATACATACTGCCCATAATTTTGATTAGCATTTTAGTATCAAACTATGTCAAACCAATACACATCAAAAAGGTTTCAGTTGACTATAAGGGCTACGAACAAGCCACAGATACTCCCGACATTAAAGGTGCAGAAACAGAGCCACCGGCCGAAGACATCGAAAAAGCTCCTGATTTCAAGTATCCAAGGACTTTACAACTCGATCGTTTTACTATTAGTCTGGCAGATGAGAAGACATCGAATATACAGATGGCTAAGAAATATGCGAAAGAGTTTGGGATTAACCCCGAAACCTTACTATGCACCCTCAATATGGAGTCAGGAGTCGAGGGTTTTGAGAGGGATTTCAGAGGAGAGATTACGACAAAGACAAAGTGCGGAGACAATGGCGTATCCTGCGGCATTGGCCAAATCCAACTCAGAACATGGAAGTCAATCAGAAAGAACGCCGGATGGAGCCAAGAAGACCTCCGAGATAACCAAGAAGAGAACATAAAGACCACCGCCTATGGCATGGCCAACGGATGGGCGTATCATTGGACAGGATACCGGAATTGCGAGAAATTAGGATACAAAGTAAAATAACAAAAGCATTAACAATCAAAGCAAAAATGAACATAAAACCCGTAAAAGGTTACCTGTTAGTAGAACCAATCGTCAAAGAAAAGACCGCCTCCGGTCTGTACCTCCCCAACCAGGATGCGCACCCTGAGTACGCTAAAGTCCTTGAAGTAGGAGCAATGACGGATGAAATCCAAACCGAAGTCAAAAAAGGCGACACAATCCTCTTCAAGAAGTGGGGAATCAATGACGTGAAGATTGACGGAGTTACCTACCAATTATTAAAATTCGAGGATGTCCTCGGAATAGTAGTCAAATAAAAATGGCAAAACAAATCATTTTCGCTGAAGAAGCACGTACCAAATTAGTCGCCGGAGTCAATAAATTGGCCAAGGCAGTCGTTACCACACTCGGCCCGAAAGGCCGAAACGTAGCCATCGACAACGCCTGGGGATCACCAACAGTCCTCCATGACGGTGTGAGCGTAGCCAAGCAAGTAGTCCTCGAAGACCCGTTCGAGAACATGGGCGCACAACTGGTCAAAGAAGCCTCCAGTAAAACCAATGACATAGCAGGTGATGGAACCACGACAGCCACCCTCCTAGCCCAGCAGATCGTCCTTGCTGGAATGAAGAACATCACCGCCGGAGCCAACCCCATGCAGATGAAGAGGGGAATAGACAAAGCGGTCGCCGCAGTAGTCTCAGAACTCACCAAGATCAAAAAAGACCTCAAGGAAGACGACTGGGAGTCCGTAGCGACAATATCCGCCCAGAATCCAGAAATCGGCAAGAAAATAGCCGAAGCCATCAAATCAGTCGGAAGAGATGGAGTCGTGACCGTACAGGAGAGTAAGGGAATGGAGTTCGAGATCGAGAAGAAAGAGGGAATGCAGTTTGACAGAGGATACGTGTCCGCCTACTTCTCAGAGTCTCCCAACAACCTAGAAGCGACAATAGAGTCCCCCAAGATTTTACTGACCGACCAGAGAATTAGCTCACTAAACGACATCCTGCCATTTTTAGATGACACTATGAAAGTAACCAAAAACATCGTCATCATCGCAGACGAGATCGAGGGAGAAGCATTGGCCATGCTCGTAGTCAACAAGATGCGCGGAACATTCAACTGCCTAGCCGTCAAAGCACCGGCATTTGGAGAACGCAGAAAAGCGATCCTCCAAGACATAGCCATCCTCACCGGAGCCACCGTCATATCAGAAGACACCGGCAGGAAGCTTGACTCAGCCAGAATCGAAGATTTAGGAGAAGCCGACAGAGTCTGGGCAGATAAAGACAATACCCAAATAATCGGGGGCAAAGGCGAACCCAAAGCCATAAAGGAACGCCTCGAGCTGATCAAGAGCGAGTACAAAAGAGCCACATCCGAATTTGACAAAGAAGCCCTCGGATCAAGAATCGCCAAACTATCCGGAGGAGTAGCCATCATCAAGGTGGGTGCCGCAACCGAAGTGGAAGTAAACGAACTCAAAGAAAGAGTCAAGGATGCCATAGGAGCGACCAAAGCGGCCATAGACGAGGGAATAGTCCCAGGAGGCGGAGTAGCCCTAATCAAAGCAAGAAAGGCAATCGACGTACTCATAGCCGACAACTCAGACGAAGAGGTAGGCTTCAAGATCGTCCGAGAAGCCATGTCCGAGCCACTACGATGGCTTGCAAGCAACTCCGGCAAAGATGCGGGGTTCGTAGTCAACAAGGTCGAGGAAAACAAAGACCCCAACTACGGATTCAATGCCCTGACACTAGAGTTTGAAGACATGATCAAAGCCGGAATCCTCGACCCAGTCAAAGTGACACGTGCCGCCCTCCAGAACGCCGCCAGCGTGGCTTCTATGATACTCACGACCGAATGCCTGATTACAGAAATTAGAGAAGAAAAAACAAAATGACCGAACTAAAAGGAGATCTAGACCTATTAAAAGAATACCGGAACGAGGTCGCCGGAAGAGTTATCCGATACAAAGCCAATACTGCTTACTGGAGAATGATGGAGAAAAAAGCCAAGGTAAACACTCAAGGTGCCGTTGATGCCCGAAACAATATCGCTACTAACGAACACAACGATAAATTAGACCGCGACTTCCTGAAAGTTATTGACAAAATGATCGCAGATTATAAACCGGAAGATCAAAAGTAAATGGACTGGTTCAAACTAAAAGAAAACAAATGCCCAAAGTGCGGAAAAGACATCACCAAGGGGATGATCATCGATACGGCATCACAACAGGCGGTAACCACGGCACTTTTGATCAGTTTGGCGAGTATTATTCTCGGAATCATCGGAATAATCATCAACTTTGTGTAGCCTAGCGCAAAGTTACATAAACGAGAGGCGTAAAAGTATTATATAATTAAATAAGATATGAAAACCAAGGCACAAATAATCGAACAAGTGATCGAAGATGCAATCAAAGTAACTGTAGAAGACGAGGCACAAATGATCATGATCCGCCGGACACTTCTGAAGCTGATCGATCCCAAACAAGAAGAGCTGAGAGGTAAACTTCAAGAGGAAATAATCAAGTCCCAAGTCCGACTGGAACAGCAAAAACAAGGCATTGAAGTATTAAAGGAGATGTTGCAAAAGGAAAACTCATCTCATAATACTGAAATAGTCAAATAATCTCAGGCATAAAGGCGACCAAAATCCCGAGATTTGTAAAAACAAGCACATAACCTATATGATACTGCTCGAAATACCACCATACGGAAAAACCTACGACCTAACCTATCCGGCGGCAAGAGAGACACTGTACACCGATTTAGAAGTTGATGGCTTTTTTAAGACAGAATGGGGAAAGCCTTTTGAGGGAACCCTGACCAAACCGGTGACAACACAAAAAGAAGTAAACGACTTTCTGACTGCCGTCCTAGATTTTATTAAACTCAAATACGGAAAATCAAATGTGGTGGATTAGTAAAAAGAAGAAACGATGCAAATGCGACTGTCACTACAAACCGGTCAACGGTGTCGTAATTGAAGAGCCAAAGCATTGTAAACTGTGCAGTCCTCATACCAAGATAGGAAGAGCGTTGAGACAGACCGGCCAGAGCGAGAGATCAAAGGTGATGAGAGAAATTGACGATGTGGTAAGCCTGATTGTCCGTATAAAGGCCGACTGGACATGCAAGAAGTGCCATAGGAGATATGAGCCAGAGATGACCGCCAAAGGCGTTCCAGGACAAAAGCTGATGACGGCAAGCCACTATTTCAGCAGAGGAGACATTGCCGGACGGTGGGACTTTGACAACCTAGATGCAATTGACATATTTTGCCATCAAAAGATAGAGAACCACAAAACCGAAACGGTCGAGGGATTCAACTACGAGCAATACATGATCGAAAAACTCGGCACGGCCAAGTTTGAGAGACTAAGATTGATGTGTACCCAGAGTCCCAAATACAACACGGCCGAACTCGGACTACTCCTGATGGATTATAAAAAACAACTCAACACACTATGCAAGAAGTAACAGAGAGACATTTACTCGAACTCACACCGTACCCAGTTAATCCCCGATCGATCACCAAAGACAAGTTTGAAGACCTGAAAAACAAAATCAAACGATGGGGTCAACTCGGCGCACTCCTGATTGATGGCAGAGACAACCGGACAATCCTCGGAGGCAACCACGCATTTGAAGCCATGAAAGAACTGGGTATGACTACGGCAAAAGTGGAGTACCGGACACCAAAAGACGATGCAGAGGCACTAGAACTGGTCATAGTCCATAACGAACGATTCGCCTCATGGGTAGAGCAAGACCTAGCCAAATTACTGCACCAGTACAAAGACAACATCGACCTGAGTAAATACTCGATAGACCTAGGGAAATCAACCGATGCCAACAAAATCCTAGCCCGATACGGTGAAACTGACGAAGACGAAGCCCCAGGACTCGGCGAGGGAGACTCCATCAGCAAGACCGGAGAAGTATACCAACTCGGAAGACACCGCCTGATGTGTGGGGATTCTACCAACCCAGAGGACATGGCAAAGCTCATGAACGGCGAGAAAGCATCGGTAGTCGTCACCGATCCACCATACGGTGTAAGTTACGAGGGCAACCCAAACGGTGAGGACTGGGACATGATCGCCAATGACGACCTGAGAGGCGAAGCACTAAACAAATTTCTGCTTGCCTCATTCGAAAATATTTCCGAGAACAGCATTCCGAACTGTCCGGCGTATGTTTTCTACGCATCCAGTACACACATCGAGTTCCAACAAGCCCTCGAGGCGGCAGGATGGCGTGTAAGACAGCAGATCATATGGGCAAAGCACATGGTGATAGGCAACTCCGACTACCATTGGACACACGAACCAGTCCTCTACTGTGCCAAAGGAAAAGAGAGGCCTCCATTTTACGGAGATAGGACAAACCGGACAGTGATCGACACGGTCGGGTATCAAGAACTCCAGCGACTTACCAAAGAGGCCTTGCTGGGCATTCTGATGAGCATCAAGAGTTGTAGTACCCTCCAAAACGTCCAGAAAGATACCCAACACTACGTCCACCCAACCCAAAAACCAGTCGGAATTATGACCCCATTTATAAAGAACTCCAGCGACTTGAATCAGATCGTCCTCGATGCGTTTGCAGGGTCAGGATCGACCTTAATTGCCGCTCACCAACTCGACAGAATAGCCTACTGCATGGAGTTCTCCGGACTATTTTGTGACGTAATCAGAAGACGTTACGCCAAGTTTATCGGTGAAGAAACCAGATGGGAGGAGGTCACCCCAGCAGTATGAACCGGAAGACAGACAATACTTACGAAGCCGCGTTCTACATGATGTTCGGTGCCGTTGTGGAAAACGTGAGGACAAGTAGGCTAAACAACGCCCAAGCGCACAAAAAGATGTTCCGGAATATGTGGATAATTGAACTATCAAACGTGCCGGAAGAAAAGATACGAGAGTGGGGATTCGGGACGGCAACGGCCAATGTGAGGGACTACGAGAGCGCAAGGAAGAAGTTGAAGAAACTGATTGTAAAGAGGCTGTACTCTTGACAAAACCTTATATAATTATATAATCAAAAGCAAATGACCAAAGCAAAAATGGACGCATTACTTCAAGAAAAAAAGGTGATAACAACCGTGTACATAAGTGAGCTGGTAAAACTGAGAGCCGATAGATTTGCCGCCAATAAACTCATGAAAAAGGGAGAGCTTCAAGAGAAAGCCCTCATCGAATACATGAACAACCACCAATGACAAAAATAGTATTCGGCACACTCCTACTCGCTCCGATCGCATACGAACTAGGGAGGGCAACTGTGATGAGAAAAGTAGGATGGCCGGAATACACCGGAGCAATATCCATAATTTTAGTAGGCATGTGGTTTTTAACATTCAAAAAATAAAATGGAAGACAAGCCAATACTCCAAGAAGAAACGAAGAAAGTCTTGGTAGAAAACGGCAAGTTTGATTCTGAAATGAGTGTGCTGACTGAAATAACAAACCTCGAGGGGATGATATTCGGACTAGACAAAGAGATTGCCAACCAAAAAGACTGGAAGAACCAAGCGTACAAAGAACGCGACCGGCTAGTGGCACTCCTATCAAAAATATACCCAGCGCACCTTTGTAGACACGATGAAGCGGACACTGAATGGGAAAATGACTGGCGATGGATCGTCTGCTTACACACACCGGCCGGACAAGCTACGTGGCACATAAGCGACCAGGAACTCATCATGTTCAATCACCTACCCAGACTCGCAAACCACTGGGACGGACATAGTACGGCAGAAAAATACGTGAGATTAGGTTCAATCAAACCCAGACGGGTCACTCTCAAACTTCTCAAAAAACAAATAGGCATTTGACGACCACTTGAAAACAGTTGTATGATATTCTCATATGGAATTAAATCGATCTTACATAGTACCGCAAACACTCGAATTCAATTTCCCAGGTGCAGTCAAAGCTACAGCAATCTTAACCGGAACAGGTGCTTTAACTGACGGTGATACCGTTACAATCGGAGAAACAGTATACACTTTCAAGACCACCCTCACTACAGTCCCTGCGGCCGTACCATTTGAAGTTTTGATCGGAGCCAACCTAGCCGCTTCCCTTGACAACCTGAAAGTCGCCATCACCGCTGGAGCCGGAGAGGGAACTGCCTATGGTACTGGAACTACCGCTCACCCAGACGTAACCGCCACAACCAACACAGACACCGCCCAGACTATCGAAGCTAAGGTTGCTAATGCCGCCGGAAATGACATCGTCACCACAGAAGTATCGACCAAACTATCATGGGGAGGAGCCACAATGAGTGGAGGTGCCGGAGTCCTAACATTGACGTTGCCTGTAGGTGACAATGGTGGAATCTGCAACAAAATGATCACAATCACCCCAGCAGTCGCCGGAGCCGTACTAACCGCCGACATTGAAATCCTAGACGAAGATGACAGACAAATTATTCTCGTAAATGACCAGGCAGAGTCGGCAGTAGCCGCAACAGCCGTAGGTTTCATAATCGCGCCAACTGATACCATCAAGGTGACCTACTCCGCCATACCAGGAGCAGACTCACAGATCGCTGTCCTCTTGAGGTAACTGATTGGAAGTTAATAACTATAGCTCCGAAATGGAACACCTATGGTCGAAGATGCACAAATCGTTGAAGTACAACCCCAAAATGTAGAGATTGATAAGATCAAATTTAGAGAAACACTAAAATTCAAAAGGTGGACAAAACTTTTTTTGTCAAAAATGATTGATGACAAGGTAAATCCTCTGTACGGTAACGCCACCAAATGCGCCCTGGCGGTCTATGGAACTAAAAGCTACATGACTGCCGCCGGAATAGGATCGATAAACTACAAGAAGCTCCGGAGCATGAAAGAGTACATCCTGGACAATGAGGGATACGGTATCGCTGATCTCATGAAAATCGGTCTGGCCAAGGTATTGAAAGGAAACTACCAGGACTGGGAAAGCTTCATGATCCAGATGGGATACATGCAACCACAACCCAAGGTGGGCGTAGCAATACAAAACAACTTCAACATGGCAGATTTGCAGACCGCAGTCGCTCAATCACGCAAAGAAAGAGGGTTGCAATAATTAAATAATAGGTGATAATTAAATAAGAATATGCCGAAAAAAACTGTAAAGAATATCAACGAGAACGCCGCACTTGCGATGACTGATTTGACCCTTGCATTGGTACAGACAAGACAACAGTTGGAAAGAATGAGAGACATCACCCAAAAAGGAACCGGAGCCAGAGAAATATCCATAGCCCTGATGAAAGTAGAAGAGGCCGAAATGTGGCTAGGCAGATCCGTGACAACTTTGATAATCTTAAAAGACAACCAAGATGGTCGGTCGGTATCTAACGGAACTCATAAGCCGTAAACAAGGTTCGACTCCTTGATCTTGGAACTGGGGGGATCGCACAAGGGTAGTGCAAGTGGTTACTAATGGCCACTCAAGGTTGCAGGTTCGAGTCCTGCTCCCTCCACCGGAATGGCTTGGTCAATGGAGCGAGTGATCGTCTACCCTGGGCAAGCCGTCCTTGGGTAGGTAGCTCAGTGGGTCAGAGCATTGAACGAGCAATGGCGTTCAAAGGTCACTGGTTCGATCCCAGTCCCACCCATTATGTCGTACGAGGGAGAAAAACATTACTGTGCCAAATGTAAACGCCAACACCGAGAGTGGGGGTGGATTAAACATAACGAAAAGTTCTATTGCCGGAAGTATATGTGGTGCGCCGGATGCCAGAAGATACATGAAGCGACCCCATACGCCAGGACAATGACCAATCCAGAGACAAAAGAAACAGAGTGGTACTGCCAGAAATGGGCAAGGCCAAAGATTGCGACACCGGAAGAGAGAGCCAAGGATATGTCGCCGGAGGAAGTAATGAGTGGCGTTCACATGGGCATGGATAGAGTAAAAGCGATGGGAACCGACTCCGAGGACTACCACGTAGAACAAGCAAGGCAAAAAGAGTTCATCGATGAAGCCTTGGAAAGCATATGAGATTCTCAGAGCTGACATCAGAAGCCGACCTGATGGTATGCGCCCACGAAGACCCACGGTTCATAATTGAGTCGGGATTCTGGGTAATAAACAAAGAGAAAGACATCGTCCCATTCGTTTTTAACGAGGTGCAAAACATGTTCTATGACGAGAGAAGCTCACGTGACGACATCCTCAAAGCCAGTCAACTAGGACTATCAACTGAAATCCTAGCGATTCTCACCGTCAAATTCCTACTCGTGCCACATTGTTGGAGTGTTTCAATCAGTCACGAAGCCGAAGCTACCGGAAGACTATTTGAAAAGGTCAAATTCTTTCTAGCACACCTGCCACCCTGGCTACAGCGATACTACATCCCAGGAGAGGAGAATAGCAAAAGCATCTCAAATCTTTACTGGTCAGGAGGGACGGAAACCGGAGGATCGAAGTTTTACATCGGGACTGCCGGAGCAATAGCATTCGGTCGAGGTGACACAATCCACTATGCTCACCTGTCCGAAACAAGTCGCTGGAGAGATGACGGGTCAATAGAAACCGGTATCATCCGCGCAGTACCTCTTAATGATCCTCACACGTGGATCGTCAAAGAAACCACAGCAAACGGCCAAGGAAACCATCATCATCAGGAGTGGGTACGTGAACAAACCCCAGGACAGAGTGCATTCAAGCCGCATTTTATAGCATGGTTTGAGAACCCTGAATACGACCTACCAGGACAACCAATCGAAGAGGGTACAATGGATGAAGAGGAGCAACACTTGGTCGCCCAACATCCGGAGGTGACCCTAACCAAACTTGCATGGAGAAGATTACAAATCAGCACGCTAACGAGCGAAAAGGGCAGAAGCCCAGAAGAAATGTTTAAGCAAGAGTTCCCATCCGACCCAACCGAAGCGTTCCTGTTCTCAGGCGATCCGGTATTCCCAGTAACGAAGATTCAAAACTACAAGGACAAGGCACGAAAGCCGTTGTTCAGAGGCAAGATACTTGGAGTGGTGCCAAACGAGAAACTGGATGAGGACAAGCACGGCAATCTAAAGATTTTCGAGACACCGACACCGGAAGACCGATACATCATATTCGGCGACACAGCCCAGTTCAATGACCGATGCTCGGCGTGTGTGGTCAATCAGAGGACATGGAAGACGGCGGCGGTGTTCAACGGAGTCCTGAAAGCCCACATGTTTGCCAGCGAACTAAATAAAATCGGCTATTTTTTCAACAAAGCATTGATCGCAGTCGAAGTAAACAACATGGGACAAAGCACGATCGATAAATTGGTAGACCTCGGATACCCGAACCTGTACATGCGCCAGAGGATGGATAAAAAGACCAAAGAGGTAACAGACGAATACGGATGGTACACCACCCAGAAAACGAAGTCGCTGATCATCGGACACATGCAAGAGTTGTTACGCAATGAAGAGATTGACCTGCCGGACGGCGACACCCTAGACGAATTCCTCGTATTTGTGAGGCATCCAGACGGCACAATGGGGGCTTCAAAGGGAAGTTATGACGACCGAGTCATTGCAACTTGCGGCGCATATTATATACTGAAGTTGAATCCCATCGCATCAAGTGCGGTCAGCAAGAGCAAACGTCCGGTGAACAAAGCCAGCAAATTTAAGAAATTCAGAAGTGCCGGAAGACGGAATAAATAGTAAGCGTTATAATGAAATAAAGACTATGACTGACGAATCAAAATTCAACGATGATATAGCACAAGACGCGAAAAAGTTCTATCAAGCATCGGCTACCTATTGTGCGCCGTACTTCGATCGCTTCCTAGACAATTACAAGCACTATTTTTTGAGAATAATCGATGAAGCCGTTGAAGCGGATGAGTCGGCATACCCATTTTATAGCCAGATCATGCTTCCAATTTCCTACCAAGTGGTAGAGACAATCCTGCCGAGAATGTTCAGTAGGATGCCAGGATTCAGCATTAAAACCGATGCCCAAAATGACGAGAGAGATGAGTTGGCCATCAAAGAGCTGATCAAGTATCAGATGAACCACCCTCACTTGATCGATGACCCAATTTTCCTACGCATGTCGACAGCCCTAAAAGAAGAGTTCATCACCGGCAACGCATGGGGGATGGTACCGTGGTATCAGAAATGGGCGGAGGTCGAGGAATGGCTACCATACAGTCCCGAAATGGGACTCGCACCGGCTCCTGACAATGAGCCAATCATCCGAGAGATGGGACTAACCCCTCGCTGGATGCTCGTCAAGACCAAGAAGAAAGTCATCGACTGCCCAGTATTCCAGCACAAATCAATCTTCCACGTGTTCCCAGATGCTAAAAAGAAGAGAGTCGGCGACATGAGCAGAGCCATCATTGAGGACAGCATGACAATGGAAGAGGTGATGGACATCGTCAATCAGAGTCCAAAAGACTTCCAAAACATCGATGAGCTGAAAGAAATGGCACACGAGAAAGAGTTCTGGACAGGCGGCGGAAGCGATGCCACTAACTACGATAACGAACTCGCCGGTATATTCGGATCGAAAGACAATACGTACGAAGAAAAATCCAAGAGTGATGGTCAATTCAAGGTCTGGTACATTCCCGAAAGAGACAGAATGTCCATCGTCATCAACGAGAAACTCACGATCCGATCGGGAGCCAACCCGAATGGTGACGGCAGACTAGGCCTATTCCTGATGAAAGACATCCCTGTACCACACGAGCTATACGCCTGGGGCGAACCAGACCCAATTAAACGCCTCGAGGACGGCATGTCAGACCAGTTCAACATGAGGAACGATGCAGTATTCCATGACCTTTTGAGAATGTACCAGGTCAACACCAAAGCCCTCGTAGACGGCGAAGAGTTTATTCCAGAGCCAGGAGTGGTAGTGAAGACAACCGAAAAAGATGCGATCCAACCTATTGACATGGGATCGGTCAAATCGTCCGCATACCGCGAGTATGACGAGTGGGAACAGATAATCCAAAACACATCCGGAGCTAGCGACTACGCCACAGGACAGGCTAATGCAGGAATGAACCCAACAGCCGGAGGCGTAGATGCCCTACAGCAAGCCGCCAACGCCAGATTCCAATACAAACTTCAACTATTTGAGAACCTAGGACTGAATGCGATGGGAACCATGTACGTCAACCGCAACATCAGATTCTACGATGCCGATCAAACAGTCCCGACCGACAAGGGTAAGATGACAGTATATGCAGAGCAATTACGCCGCCTCAAAGGCAATGTCATGTTCATGGTAGAGTCCGGAAGTACCGAAGCCGCCAGTACCACAAAAGAGATTCAGAAATGGGACACAGTGACAGGATTGGTAAGCAAGAACGCCGCTCCATTTGAAAACCTGACAATGAAGTCCAAAGACCTGATTGCCAAAAAGGTACTCGGCAGTATCGGAGTACAGGAGACAGAGGAGATCGTCCAACACGAACAACCCCAACCGGACGCACCGGCAAATCCATTGATGCCCGAAGTCCCAGGCGTAACGCCAGTACAACCAGAATTAACAACAGCAGTACCAAATGAACAACCCAACGCGCCAGTTCTACCAGCGACTAATACGATCCAATAAGCCAACACCGGATCAGATTCTCCAGATAATCTCAACCGGAGAGGACTTTAAGAACATGACCAAAAGTCGTGCATGGAAAAAAATAGTAGAGTGGATTGAGACAATGGACAAAGGGGGAAGCGAGTACCTCCATGGAGAAGTCCGAAACGTCAGCACCCTTGGACTATTCAGTATATTTAATACGTTTATTAAGTTCCTATTTGTGTCGGCGGAGATGCGAGCATTCAAAAAGCTCATGGCATTCGTCAACACGACTATACAGAAAGGAGAACAGGAAAATGCCAAACTTCAGGCCAGAAAAGACAAGGACGGCGAAGAGTAACGACATACCACAGGATCAAATCCCCGAAGACACAAAGCCGGAGATGCCCAATGCGTGGGATGTTCTCGCAGAAAGAAAGAAGAAAGGATTGTGGAACGGAGAGGTGACCACACACAAGGTCAAGAGGTACAAACTGAACAAAGGTGCGCACTACTACGTCATTGAAGATTATCGAAGTGGATCGGTCAAGTGTATTTCCTGTCCGGTGTCACACGGAGGCATTCTCGAGAATCACATGCTTACAAGATATGAAGTAAGGGACGGAGTAATCTACCTGGACGGAGTCGCAAGGAACAAAACACCGAAAGGGTTTGACAATGACGAAAAGAAGAGTTAGCATGATTTAAGTTATTAGCCCTAAAGAAAGGATACCTAATATGGAAAACCCAAACAGCACACCAGAAACATACGACTCAGCGACCGGATTAACAAACGTAGACGAGTCAAGTTTCGAAATCCCAGAGGATGCAGAAGATGATGGAGGCGAACCAGCCCCCGATAATAATACGCCATCGACCCCTACCGACCCAGCCACCCCCGATCCAAACGAGCCAGAAGACCCCAATAAACAACCTGAGAAGCCAACGGAACCTGCCAAACCGGCGGAACCCGTCCTACTGGCCGGAAAGTATTCAACCGAACAAGAACTCAAAAACGCATTCGTACAACTCGGAGGCGACCCTAGCAAATTTGACAGCGTAGAAAAGCTCGAACAGGCATACGAAGTACGTCAAGCAGAATTCACTAGAGTAAGACAGGAGCAAAACGAAGCCAAAAGAATCAATGAAGAAGTAGATAAAAAGGAGAAACAAAACGAAGTATTGTCCGATGAAAACTTAAACGCAATGATGGAGAAAGTAGCATGGGACAAAGTCACCGATGCTAAACAAATGTTTGTAGAAATGGCCAAAGTGCTTCTCGCCAACCTCCCAGCCAACCAGATGCCATCAGAGCAGGACTTGGTTGCCAGAATGACACCAATGATCCAAGAGAGAGAAGCCAAACTGACAGAACTACACGATCTCGAAACCAAAGTACCAAGACTCAAGAGCGATCCATCGTTCCGCAAAGCATTCGCATACCACGTCAAAGGTGAACAGGATGAGGGATCATACCAAGGCATTGGTCAGTCCATGAAGAACTTCCTGAAATTCAACCAAGGCATAGTCGATGAAGTCGGTAAATCGTTCGCAGACAACAACGCCGCCAAAAACAACGCCGGAGCGACAACCCCTCCAGATGGTGGAGCCAACATGGGTGGCGCACCAAAACCGAGTGAGGATGACGACATCCTAGGTGGAATAATCAGTGCATACAACGACCACACGAACAAATTTAGTGGCAAATGACCCCACTTGACAAGCAGTTTGGGAGAGATTAGTATTTAATCAGCTAGTAGAAAAATCGCATATCCTGTATATAAACGGCACACAAGCTGTTATTAAGTAGAAATATACAAAAAAGGATATGATCCAAGCTATTCGATCCACAGGAAACGTGTTAGCAGTCCGCCGTGTCGTTGACATGAGCGAAAAAATCAGTGTTCTCGAACCTGATTCCGCGCCATTGACTCAACTTACCAAAAAAATGGGCAAGAAAGTTGCCATCAATCCAGACTTCAAATGGATGGAAGAAGAATCCCTAGTTAGAACCGCCTCCCCAGCCGCAACCTACACCGCCGGTGTAACCCAGATCTCAGTCGGTAGTGGCACAGGTGTCAGATTCCGCGTTGGTGATGTCGTCAAAGTCGTTGAATCCGGTGAGCAGATGCTCGTTACCGCAGTAGCAACCGACTTGCTCGATGTTAGCAAAGGCTACGGTACCACAAGTTCCGCCGACATCCCCTCAGCCGATACCCTCTTAATTATCGGTAACTCCAACCAAGAGTTCGCTACCAAGCGCGCTATCCTAGGTGGAGATCAGGTTGCAAAAACCAACTATTGCCAAATCATCCGTACCCCATTCGGTATTTCGAGGACTGCCGATAACTCAGAGTTCTACGGCGGAGGTGACAAGAAACACCAGAGAATGATGCAGCTGATTGAACACCAGAAAGACATCGAAAGAACATTCTGGTTCGGTGAACCCAAAGAGGACACCACAGGAACTCACCCACGCAGACTAACAGGTGGAGTTGACTACTGGACATCCACGAACTCCAAAGATGCCGGTGGCACTTTGACCGAGCTTGAATTCGAAGAATACGTCCGAGGCGGATTCCGCTACGGAGGCAAGACCAAATGGTTGTTCGCCGCTCCTCTCATCATCTCAGCCATCAACTTCTGGGCAGGTGCCAAGTTGATCACGAGTCAAAAGGACAAAACCTACGGAATCGCCGTTAGCCAATACCTAACCGCATTCGGAATGCTCAACATCGTTAATATGAACAACTTCTCCGAAACCACGACCACAGCAGGTGAAGCGTTCATGATTGACCCTGAACAGCTCAAATACCGCTTCCTCGCTAACTCCGACACCAATTTGAAGACCAACATCCAAGACAACAGTGCCGATGGAGAAGAAGACGAGTACATCTCCGAAGTAGGTCTTGAATTTAGAAATGAGAAAAAGGGTTCCATGCTCTACGGAGCCACCAGTTACTCAGCCTAAAGCAAATGAGTAAATCTAACTCAAAGAAAAACACTCAACCGGCCGTCGAGCCGGTTGAGGCGGTGAGTGAGCAAATAAAGCCAGCCGTTGAATCAAAAAAAAAGAAGACCGGATTCTTAGGGGTGTCCGCCCAAGGAGCGGCAATTTTCTCCCCAGGAACCCATCCTAGAGCCATCAGACAACGCCTAATTGACGAGGCGAAGAAGACAGAACTTGAATCCCCAGAGAAAAAGATTTAGTATTAAGTTATTAACAAGTACAATAAAGAAAAAATGATCTTCATATCCAAAAAACACTCAGCATTGAACCTCGTTCTAGACCCGAAAACGTTCCAGGTGACGAATGGTAGAACAATTATGACCGGCTTAAATGGTGACTTCCCTGTCGGAATGTCCGTCCAGTTTGCCAATAAGCTATACGAAACTAGCGACCCCAAGATCATCAAGGCATTGAAAAACCACCCACGCTACGGAGTAACCTTTTTCAGCGAGGAATTAGCCAAAGAAAAAGAAACCGGCGAAGTTGAAGTGAACCCCCAAGCAGTCGCAGAAGTTGAAGAGAAAAATGCTTTAGTCGAGGACATCGCATCCCAATGTGAATGGTGCGGATTCAAAGCCGCCACCAAGTCAGGCCTACAACTTCACCAGAAAGCCTGTCCCAAAAAACCAAAGTAGTTTATACTGGTGATAGTACATCCTGAACACAGAGCATAAATGCAAGCTTAATATTTAAGATAAATAACAATTATGGCTCACACAGGATCATGGGGAACACCAGATTGGGGACTAACAGAATTAGCCGCCAAAGGGATTTCTAAAATAATCAGTCCATTTACCGGAGGAGGTACTCCATTGACCGCCCAAGGCGGATCTGATTTGATGCCAGGAGGCGCACCGGCGACTCAAATAGTAGGTGGTCCTCAACAGACTCCAACTGTTGTAAAAAACTCATCTCAACTTAACTATAGTCCGGCTCCGACCGTCAAAGGAGTTACCACGACAAAGACGACAAATAATCCAACCGGTACTAATAATAACCCAAACCCAAATCCAGTAGTTGATCCTAACCAATCTATTAACGACGCCCAAAAAGCTCAAGAGGAAGCCGCTAGAGTAGCCGCAGAAGCCAAGCGACAGGCCGCATTGAGATCGTACCAGGGTAAGGTTTCAGAAGCCGGAATAGCCAAAGAGAGCGCACAGGGACAATATGACTGGATCGTCGACACTCTCGGATCAAACAAGAAAGATGCTCTAGATCAAATCGCCTTAAACGAAACTGAGGGACTGACCACATTCGGACAGCAAGAGGGAAAGACTAAAGTCCAATACGACACCGCTCGTCAAGAAATCCTGTCGACATACCGCGACCTAACCAGAGAGCAGGAAAAGATTTTGAGAGGATCAGGAAACCAATCGTCCTCGAGAAGTCAGGAAGCCGCACTACGTCTAAACAACCTCATGGGTAAAGACCTAGCCGGAGTAAGTACCAACGAAGCCGACTCCCTCGCCATGATAGGAAACGCCATCACGAGTCTTAAATCGAAGACAGTCTTGGCCAAGAACCAAGTCGAAACCGAAACCAAATCTAAACTAGACAAAGCCGCCCTCGACTACGATACACAGGTCAAAGCCATCGACAACAACCTACAGCTATCCGGAAACGAAAGAGAAGATGCCTATGCAGAAGCAGAAGCACAGTTGGCACAAGACACGGCTAACATCAAATCATGGGCAACCGGACTTAAACTCCAAGCCGAACAAACGGCCGCCAAGACCAAAGACATGCTCGACTCCTACATTGTCGATATGACCGACTCCAAAGGATTGCTGGACACAGACCTCACAACCAAGAAAGAAGCTACCAATAAACTGCTCTCATCGGCAGGATACACTCCTTTAGTAGAAAATCCATCGATCACCGATCCGATCTCCGGAGTCTACCAAAAAGTGACCCAGAAGTATAAAACGAAAGCAGAACTGGATGCCGCCCTCTCAAGTGGAGAAATTGCTCCCCTTGAATACAACAAAGAGTTGGCTACCATCCAAAATGCAGGTGGAGCCGCTCCCCAAGATCAAGTCCTAGCCTCCTCGCAACGCGATCCCCTGATGTCAGCACTTTTCGCTTAATATAAAAGCGTTTATACTTAGGTTATGGATGATCTACTCAAAAAAATATTGGGCATTGGGTCAAATGCAGTAAGTTTCGCAAAAAAGAAAGCAAAGGACTTAACTGACACACTCCTCTACACCAAACCAACTCCTCAGGGTAATTCTGTTGCCGATACATTCAACTATTTCAAAAACAACGCCGATTTACTCAATCCTTTGAGTCAGCGATCGATGCAACGAGGCGCAGACTCCGCAGACGTACTAGCGAAGAGCCAGTCAAAGCCTATCCAATTTATAGGAAACATGGGCGGAAACACGATCAAAATAGGAAAATCAGGCATCAATAAAATGGTACAGGGTGGTAAAGCACTCGGTGCCGGACTCATTCAAGCACCAGTCCTCGCCGCAACACAAGGCAAGGTAAACATCCCATTCTACAGTGACCCAGAGCTGATGAAGCTTAGTGGAGACAACTTTGTCCAAAGATTTATGCGATCAAGTGCCAAAGTCCTACCGGACGTGGTCAAGGGAGTGTTTGGAACCGGACAAATTGCTACAACAATCAATCCTGTTAGCCAAGGTGTAAATGCAGTGGCATCGTCACCGGTGAAGATAGGACGACCAGGACTCATCAGCCCAGACCCTAACGTAAACACCAATGACGATCTAGTCAGAAGAATCGCCGCTGGATACATTAAAGGCGTGTCGGGAAGTGATGAAGTAGCCACCAACGTCCCAAATAAAGAAATGGACATTGCCGGAATCAAGTTTGATCCGGCCAAAACTGCCGGAGAGATGGTCGGATTTGTGAACAATCCAACATGGAAAACAATATTCCCAGGAACGTCAAAGCTTCTCGATTTGCCTCAAACAAGCAGTAAAGTGGCCAATTTTGTTATAGGAAGAATCATGAAAGGCGGAGCTGAGGGAACGATCCAGGCTATAGCCAACATGAACGATCAAATGACCCGTGACCAAAAAATCAATGAGTTGGCCAGTCAAGTTGCATTCGGCGCCGTTTCCGAACTAGGAACCGATGCCGCCATGAAAGGTGCCGGAAGTATCAAAGGAAAGGCTGAAAGATGGATCAGATCGCTCTTAAACGACTATCAGAGTGCGCCCCCAGAAATAAAGCAAGAGATGGACAACATGATGAAAGCAATCGGCTCAAACCAGTACCAGACAAAATACAAGCCAAATGTAGTAGAGGAACCAGTATTGGCCGCCGGTGGAAGTGTGATGCCCAAAGGAGACTCACCAATGGTTGACGTAGGTGGAAACAAACTCGTCCGAAAAGACTATCTACCTAAATATCGAGAGTACCTCGAGAAATCAGCTCAAGTAGCTCCTGGGGCATTTGCCGGAATCCAAATAAACAAAGACGAGAACGGAAACATTACCGGAGTCGGATTTAATCCAAATACCGCCGGAATGGGACTCATGGCCGCCGGATACCTCACCACCGCCAAAAATAAAGCCGCCATCATGGACGTGATAATGAAAGCCACAGATGAGGGAAAGATGAACGCCGAGTTGAAAAACCTTATTGAAACCAACATTAAAAACTCCATCGATCAGTTGGACATAAACCCCAAAGAGGCGATCGACAACCTCAAGGGACTAAGAGCCGCCATCAACCAATCAGCATTCGATACATCCGGACTGACAAAAAGTGACGGATTGTACAACGCCAAACTGATGGATGCCATTCGCCAAGACCCAGAGATGGGAACATTGGTCAGGGAATTAGAGAGTTATTTGCCAAAAATTGACGAGATTTTACAAGGTAAAGCAGATTTGACCGCAAAAGTTGAACCTACTGCTGACCTTAATGCCCCTAAAACGGCTCTTGAAACACCGATAGCACCAGATATACCCAAAACTGACATTACAACAGAAGTACCACAAGCCGGACAGCCCAAAACCGCCCAAGAAATAATCACCGAGGTAACAACACCAAAAGTAGAACCGACATTACCAGAGGGTGTATCAAAACCAAAAAGAAGAACGGCTCAAGAGATAATCGCCCAAGCAAGTGGAGAGACTCCACCTAAAACTCCAACAACCGACGTGGAGAAACTACTCGGATTTACCAAATCCGTCAAAGAAGCCCCAATTGTTGCGCCGGAGACAAAAGCCAAAGTCAATGGCACGTATACCCAAAAGCCAAACACAAAACTCATGGGAGAAGCGAAAGCCCTCCTAGAAAATGGAGCCAGCATCGACTTCAAAAACGTAGCAGACCTCGACCAAAAAGTCGCCGCGACAATTCAAGAGGCCATCAACCTAGACAAAGCCGGTAAACACGATGCCGCGGCCAACCTATACAACAATCTAGCCGAACATGGAAAAGAGCTAGGACGTGCCGTCCAAGCCTACTCAATGATCGATAAGATGAGTCCACAAGCGATTGCCCTGAGTGTTGCCGCCAAGATCAAGAACTACAACATCAACGCCATGAAGAAGATTCCAGAGTTGACCGGAGAGCAAACCAAACTAATCACAAAACTGGTAGATCAAGCCGACAAACTCAAAGGACGAGAAAAAAATATCGCCCTGAACAAGCTACAACAGACATTAAATGGCTTCATTCCATCAACACTTGCCGACAAAGCCATAACGGTTTGGAAAGCCGGACTACTCACGTCACTCAGGACTCACGAAAGAAACCTGCTCGGTAACGCCATTATGAGTGCGTCCGAAATCGCCAAAGACCCAGTAGCAAGTGTTGCCGACATGATAATGTCCCTACGAACCGGACAAAGATCAATGACGACCACCTTGAAAGGGATCGTTCCAGGAGCCATCAAAGGAACAAAAGCAATGGCTGACGTAATCAGATACGGATTTGATCCGGAAGAGTCAATCAGTAAATTCGACATTAAACAAATCACTTGGGGAAATAACCCAGTAGAGAAATTCCTCAAAGGAGCCACGGAGGCAGTATTCAGACCACTATCAGGGGAGGATAAGATTTTCTGGCACGCCGCTTATGCCCGATCGCTGTACGACACCGCCGGAGCCGCCGCCATAAACGCCGGAAAGCAGGGTGATGGAAAGTTTATCGAAAAACTGGTCAAAAATCCGACAGAGGACATGCTAAAAACAGCCTTAAATGATGCCAACTACGCCACATTCCATGACAAAAACGTCCTAAACGAAGTCGCCAATTCAATTAAAAGAGTCGCATCAAGTCCAAAATTGAAAGCTGGAGCCGAGGTAGGCAAGGTAGTAACCGAAGTCCTTGCACCATTTACTGGAGTACCATCGTCAATCGTAGAGAAAACAATAGCCTACTCCCCGATCGGGTTGATCAAAGGAGCTATGAAAGCCGGAAAGGTAGTTGTGAGCGACGTACCTGAACTACAACGCCAAGCCGCACAGGAAATAGGAAGAGGGGTCGTAGGATCAGGACTGTTCGGACTCGGAGCATACCTAATGAGCCAAGGATTGATGACCGGACAGCCAAAAGATGCAAAAGAAGCCGACTTGTGGGCGGCACAAGGCAAGATGGCAAATTCAGTCCTTGTGGGTGGGAAATGGAGATCAGTAAATTCTATTGGTCCTCAAAACCTAGTCATGCTCGCCGGAGCCAAATACAACGAAGCGATGGGTAAAGAGGGAACCACAATAGAGAAAGCCGGAGCATACGCCGGAGGATTGGCCAAAGACCAACTCAGTCAAACATTCCTCGCCGGTGTCCAACAGCCACTCAATGCCATCACAGACCCAGCTAGATATGGCAAGAGCTACATCGGTAACCAAGTTGCCTCCGTGATACCAAATATCATCAAAGACACGGCCAAAGCCGGTGATGCTTCACAGCGCGAGAACAACACCATGATGGACTACATTACCAACTCCTTACCAGGACTAAGAAACAAAAACATCGAAAAACGAGATGTTCTCGGTAATCCAATGAAGCAGGAACCAACCGGAGCCGCCGCATTCTACGATCTATTCAACTCGAAGACACCGATAAGAAATACGGTCACCGATGAACTAGGCCGCCTGAACGAAGCAGGACACAACGTAGTGCCAAGCAAACTCCAAAAGGATCAGACTATCCAAGGCGATAAATTGAAGCTCACCCCAGAGCAATTAAATGTCCTCGAGGCGAAGACTGGAGAGGAATTGTCGATGCAGATGGAAGCCCTATTTAACTCAACAGAGTATCAAGATTTGCCAGACTCCGACAAAGCCGATGCCGTCACATCGTTAATTTCCAAGGTGAGGAAAGTAGTCAGAGCCAATGTAGACCTCGGGGGTGACACAACACAACTGGCTGAGGTAAAAGGAGCATCAACAGCTGAGGGGAAGAAATACCGGATCATAAACAAAGAAACTGGCAATGTCAGCTTTATAGACATCACCACCCCAGTAAAAGTACCAACCTTAACAGGCAATAAAGAACTTGACAAGAAACTCAAATCGTCCTACGCATCAGACCTGACAACTAGAACAAACAACATCATGAAAGTTTATGAGGATGGACAAATTACAGCCGAGGAAGCCGAAAAACTACTTAATGAGGTGAAGAGCCTGAAATCAAAAGCCGGAAGTGGATCGGGAATGACCGCCAAACAAAAACTCGCTCTCAAAAACAAGATCGAAAGCGCGTATGAGTCAATAGCCACCGGACTCGGAAAACCACCGAAATTGTCATCATTCAAAAATCCTAAGACCGGCAAAGAGATCACGTTCAATTTCAAACAAGCGACACCAGACGTAAGCATTTCAACGCCCAATAACAAGGTCGATGTCCAAGGACTGATCGACAATTTGAAGAAAAAACAAACTAGCACCAAAGAAGAGAGAGACAGGATATTGAGTATGGTAAAAGGTGGTGGATCAGGGAGCGGATTGAAGTTGTCAGCCTCATCGTATAGAGGGGGTTGAAATCTTATGTAATAGGAAATAAACTGTAGTTATGGATAAAAATGCACACACGTTTGAAAAGAATATCTTGATCGGAATCCCAGCCCTCGACACCTTGAAGATAGAAACTACGACCTCCCTAGTGGCTACAATAGCCCAACTCGACATGAAGTACGATGCGAAGATGCTGATCCGCAAAGCTTCCCTGATTCACGATTCGCGCAATAAAATAGCTCAGCAAGCCGTTGACGAGGGATTCGATTACCTGATGTTCATCGACAGCGACATGAAGTTCCCAGGTGATGCCCTGAACAGACTCATGAGCCTGAATCTAGATGTAGTCGGAGGATTGTACTACCGGAAGCAACCACCCCACGCGCCAGTAATCGCTCAAAAGATGGGCAAAACACTCACTATTCCGAGACTTTGGCCAAAAACAAAACCTTTCGAAGTCTTCTCAGTTGCCACCGGATTTATGCTGATCAACACCAAAGTCCTCAAAGCAATCAAACCTCCATATTTCTTCTACGGAAAATACCATGAAATGGACATGGGAGAGGATGTTTACTTCTGCCACAAAGCCCAACAGGCAGGATTTAAGATTTTCTGTGACCCAACGATCGACCTGAAACACATCGGAGAGTATGAGTACGATGCAAAGGACTACGAAGCATATGCAAAGGATCGTCCGGAGCAAGATGTTGACGAAATTTGGAACCCAGAAATATGATAGACCAAGCCGAAAGAGGAAAACAAATATTAAACGACCTTGTGGAGTACCACCAAATGCCGGTGGAACTCGTCAAAGAGAGGTGCAAGGCCGCTGTGTACGAATTGGCGTGGATCTGGGGAAAACAGCACAAGGAACTCAACCACGAAGAGGTGATGAGATTTTATAGGGAGACAGACTGGTATCAATTCGACCTGACCAAATACCAAAGTATGATCACGCCATTAGTTGATTTAATGGTGGACATGGCCGACTCGTATGGAATCAAAAAGGTGCTTGATTTTGGAGGAGGGATCGGAGAATACAGCATCAGACTGGCCAAAGAGGCAGACTGTGATGTGACATACCTCGACCTTGAGGGAAGCGAAACTATGAAATACGCCGAGTGGAGATTCAAAAAACATGAGGCTAAAGTAAAGGTTGTAGGCGAGAACTACGAATGGACAGGTGACAATTGGGACGGAGTTGTTATAATGGACGTACTAGAGCATTTAGAAAAGCCTGAATACGAAAGAGTAATAAAGGCTCTGGAAGAGAAAGCACGGTACATATTCTGCAATCCGGAAGATGTCCGCTTCAATGTTTTCTTTCCACAGCACATCACGAAGATTAAACTAGAGGGATTCGTCCAAGTCGAAGCGAATCTTTATTATAATAAACGACTCGCAAAAAAAGCATAATCGCACAAACATAGTACCTAGCTAAAAAATACTATGTCGGTTACGCTACAAAACGGATGCGGTGATCTCTCAAGAGAATTGGGTGAGGCAACACCTAACGTCACGACTCCCAGAATAAATCATTACAACGATGCGGTTATAGACTTTGCCAATGAGCGCAAGTTCCCATTTTTGGTCAAAGAAAATGCCACGATCACGACTGACGGCAACGCCCTGAACAGATACAGCATCGCCACCATCACGGATATTCGTCAACCAGGAGGCATCAAAGAAATCACCCTTGGAAGCTCAACAGAGCCGATCCTGCCGATCGACTGGAGCAAACGAAACGAATCCCAGTACGTGGGTAAAAACTTTTTCTACATGACACCGGATGAGCTTTATATCGTGTTCACCAAAGATGTGACCACCGGACAAGCAATCCACATGTGGTACTACTATATTCCAGCCAGAATCACCACACTAACCGACACATTCCCGATCCCAGACCGATACAGAAAGGTCGTAGCGACCCTTGCGGCCGCCTATGTGCAATGGGGACGATACCTCGATGGCCAAGGAAATCGACTGTTCAATTTGTACAATAAACGCCTCGCCGGAGTGGTAGACCAACAGTCCGAAGACAATACCGGCAACCCAAAACGAATTCAACATTACCTCAAGTACATGGGTTTTAGGCGTAAATATCCTTAAAAACAAATGATTCCATACACACCACTCACAGGAGGACAAAATCTACCCAACAAAGGATGGATGTTTGATGGTTTTAACTCCGGAGTCAACACCTACTCCCTAGCGACCGAATTGAGGGGTACGGAACTAGCCAGTATGATAAACGGTGAGCTTTTTGGAAAAAGATCAATCAGACCAAGAAGAGGTGGTGTCCAGCTTGGAAATGCAGTCGGTGGAGCGCAGGTAGACGGTTTATTCCCATTCAAAAACGGAATTACGGTCAATAAAATGCTCGCCATTTCAAACGGTGTCCTGCGAGACTACAACTCAGCCACAAGCGCATGGGACTCGGTTGCCGGGGCAACATTTACGGTTGACCTACGTACCAGGGGAGTAAAAATGAGATCGGCGATCTATTTTGGCAACGGAGCCGATGATTTCACCAAGTACACAAGTGCCGGAGGATTGCAAAGGTTTACCGCAGTCGCCGCACCGGCCGGACTTGCAGTCACCCCAGTAGGAACCCCAGGAACCGCCGAGTACACCTACACAGTGACTACAGTCACAGCTAAAGGCCAATCACTTCCAGCCACAGAGGTTGCCATCGCAAACGGAAATCTTGTCCTAGACACGACAAACAAAAACAGCGTAGCATTCACACGCAGGACGGAATCCCAAGTAATCGGGTACAACATTTACGGTAGAAATAAAACAGGTACCGGAGTTACATTGATGAAATACATCGACCAACCAGCATCCGGAACTACAATCACCTGGGTAGATGATGGAACTGTTATCCCCCAAGTTTGGCTACCACCCGATGGAGACAGCACCGATGGTATCGTGGTAGAGGTCTGGGAACAGTTGAGAGGCTCCCTAGTGGGCGCAGGTGACCCATCATCGAGGGATAGGCTGTACTACTCCGGAACTGGCGATAAATACGAATCATTCAGTCCAGTCCACAACGGAGGATGGGTCGACGTGAGAGCCGGAGACAACGATGGAGGAATAAGTGGTCTGGCTCCATTTGAGAGCAAAATCATCGTTTGTAAACAAAACTCAGTTCATCAATTTTATTTCAGTAGCACCAATGGAGATGCGATCCTCCAAGAATTGATCACCTACGTAGGATGTGGCGCACCAGGAAGTATGGTGGTCATGGAAAACGACGTGATATTCCTAGACTCCGATGGAAAATTGAGAATCCTAGGATATGAGCCAAACTTTGCCGCTTCTATCCGCACAACCTCACTCACTGAGGGAAGAGTCCAAAGTTTGTACGACAACATCGATCCTGCATATTTGAGTGAAGCTGAGGGAGTTTACTTCAATGGAAGATACCTCCTAGCATGTAGATCGAGAGGTGCAACTTACAATGACATGATCCTGCCATATGATCGAAGATATTTAGCTTTCCTGGGTAAGTGGGACGGCGCAGATGCCCACGTCAAGTGCTGGGCTGTCTGGGATGGAGCAGACGGAAAAAAGAGACTATATGCCGGAGCCAGTGATGACGACAATGTGTTCGAATTTGGAGTAGAGGGTCAACTGGCCAACTACGATGGCACAGCAATTGTCACAACCATAAAAACAAGAAATGAAGATCTAGGAAACTCCGGACAGCAAAAAATTTGGAAGTGGGTAGACCTGAGACTTTTCAGAATCAAAGGAATGCTCAAACTAAAAACGATCCTTGATGGAGCCACAACAATCGATGAAAAACAATTCTCGAGCATTGTTCAGACCGGATGGGGAATCGTAAAATGGGGAACCGTGAGATGGGGTGTATCGACCGGTGCGCCTCCAAGCTCATCAGACCTCGACAAAACACGTAGAAAAGAGATTTACGAAATTGGAAACTCACTCGGATTTGAGATCACAAAAGAGGGATCACAAGACGACTTCGTACTTGTATCCATGCGCGGTGAAGCCTTCCTATTACCAACGGAGGTATTTAATTCCGAGAACGTAATATAGGACAAAACTTGTGATACGTGATTATAAAAGATAAACTAAAAGTATGAAAAACAAATTGTTAAGAGCAGACAATAATTTCGGAGGAGTACTGTCAGCCACGATTTCAGCCGCCGAAGTGACCTCCGCATCACTCACTCCAGTCCCTACAGAAGCACCTGGAGTAATTGTTTTGAAAGCCGGAGAAGCCCAAGAAGAACACATTTATTACGCAGAAAAAGATGCCGGAGCCGGAACTATTTCAGGATTGATCAGAGACTACACCAACCTAAACGGAGGTGTCGGGTTCGAGCATATTAACACCACCCCATTTGAGGTGATGCAAGCCACTGAGTATATAAACAACATTGTGGATGCGTTGATTGAGGGATTTATTGACGAACAGCAAACCTTAGCGTACGTGAGTGCCGCCAGTTTTACGGTTAAAACCAATAAAACAGCCGTTTATACCGCAGGAAGAATTGTCAGATTTAGTCAGGACAATACCCTCATTGATACGGTAGTCTCATCTTCATACTCAGCCGGAACAGGTTTGACCACAGTTGTCATGACAGGAGCGGTTTCAGTGCCAAATCCAATAGTTACTGTCGAAATTGCGATCCAACCAAAAAGTGGAACAAATCTTTATGTCCCACAGGCCATACTAGGAGCAGTAGCGGCCGCTTCTGCTGTCAATAAATTAAACGCAAAGAATTCAGCAACAGGAGCAAGTCCGGAACTATATCCAACTGGATCAGACACGGACATTGGTCTCGATGTAAAAATGAAAGGTGCCGGAAGATACAGAAAACCAACTATAGTAGGCATTCAAGTACTCGATGCAGGAACGGACACGGCAGTAGCTGATGGTAAAGCATTTTTTAGAGTTCCAGCCGAACTCAATGGAATGAACCTCACTGGTGTCGCCGCCACGGTTTATACCGCCGGTACAACCAATACGACTGATATTCAACTAAGAAATAAGACAGATTCGGTCGATATGCTCTCCACCAAAATGACCATCGACTCGGGAGAGACAGACACTTCGACAGCCGCCACACCGGCGGTAATTGACACTACCAAAGACGATGTTGTCACGGGAGACATAATTGCCGTTGACATTGATGCCGTTTCGACAACTGCCGCAAAAGGACTCTATATCGAATTAAGATTTGAATTACCATAAATGCCAAACATTAAAGTATTAGTCGTAGCAGGAGGCGGAGGAGGAGCTGGTCCTAACGTAGGCGGTGGCGGAGGTGCCGGAGGACTGCAATATAACGCCGCGTTTGCTGTTTTGTTTCAGGCATACTCAGTGACGATTGGGGCAGGTGGAACCGGAGGAGGAGTTGCCGGAGCTGGAGGTGCCGGAGGAGATTCTGTATTTAGTACAATAACAGCCTTGGGTGGTGGTGGCGGTGGTTCTCAAAACGCAAACGGTTTACAAGGAGGTTGTGGCGGAGGTGGAGGAAATAACGGAACTGGAGGAGCAGGATCGGCTCAAGGATACGGTGGAGGAAACGGAGCCGCACCAGGTAACGTATATGCTTCCGGAGGTGGTGGAGGAGTCGGGGGCGGAGGAAATTCAGGGTCAACAACAAAAAGTGGTGATGGTGGACTTGGAGTTTCAACATATTCAGCGATGCTCGCCGCCACAAACGCAGGACAAGACATTGGCGGAACTAGATGGATTTGTGGAGGTGGGGGGGGTGGTGTATTCGCCGGAGGAACCATGGGGTCAGGTGGAAATGGTGGAGGTGGAAATGGTGGAAACTATAACATTTCTCAAGCAGTAGCAGGAACGGCCAACACAGGCGGTGGCGGAGGTGGAGCTGGTGAAACGACATGGTCTTACGGTGGTGCTGGAGGAAGTGGTCTAGTCATCATAAGCTATATAACTTCAGATTTTGGAAACTGCACCGGAGGTACAAAAACAGTGGTAGGAAGTGAGACATTCCACAAATTTACTACAGACGGGACAATGACATTCGTTCCAGGCGGTGGTCCTAAATTTGTCAATTTTATTTAATTAAAACAAAAATGAAAAAAATACTTTTGATTGCCGGACACATCAACATAAAATTCAACTCGATAGCATCCTTGCATGGGAGTACTGGAACGGCCGGAGAGCAAGAACTGACGATTCGTATCACCAACAGATTGAGTACCGTGTTGAGAGATAGAGGATTTGAAGTAACCCAATCCGATGCCAATGCCAATGACGACCCACAGATCACCTCAAAAGATTTCGACCTAGCATTGGCACTACATGGAGACATGGACGTGCAGAATGATAAAGGAGGGGGAATGGTAGGGTCAGGGGACAAGTCAGTCGATGCCATGTGGCAAGAAAGTCTCCGGATCAAAAAAGTATTTGATGAGGTATATTTTTCCGAGACAGATATTGTAAACAAAAATATCGTGACAGCCGGAATGGCGAAGTACTACATCTGGCAATACCTAACAGCAAAGACCCCCTGCGTTTTAATTGAGATGGGTCAGGTGCTTGATCCCCACGACAGGGTTTTACTCGCAAACACTGATTTGATCGCCAACGCTATCGGACGAGCAATATGCAAAGCATTTGCCGTAGACTTTGACAGTGTTGGCGGAGATGAGTTACTGTCACTTCGAGCAGAAGTATTAAGGCTCGGGGAAGCGTTGAATACCCAAAATAAGTCGATAGTAACGCTGAAAACAAATCACGCGACCGAGTTGGCAAAGGTTCAAGACGAGTGCCGAATTAAAATAGAGAATCTGAAAACCGATTTATTAAATGTTATCAATAAAGTCCAATAACCACTCACTTGTAAACATGCGCAAAAAGCTGTTTAATGAAATTAGTAATATTTGGAACCAGATCAGAAAACAAAAGAATGACAACACCTGCCGAAAATAGAGTAAACGAAGAAGATGCAATTACCTTGTCCAAAATAAAGGAAGTCCTCCCGTTTGCTACCCTACTAGTTGGTGTTGCCCTTTCCTGGGCTTCTACAAAGTCCGACCTAAGAGTTCTAACAAATGAAGTCCAAAACACAAACAAAATCCTTACCGAGTATGTCCTAGAAACAAAATCAATTAAAGAAACTATCAGCTCGATGAAAATAACCGACACCGTAATGAGTTCAAGATTAGATTCCATTATTAACAATCAAAAATAAAATGATCCAATTTACGTCCGATCCAACAACCATAGTCGCTACCCTGTCAGCCGCCACCTACGTCATCGTAGAGGTCATCAAAAGGATAAACGTCATTTCTGACCGGTTCCTGCCTTTGATAGCCATCGTAGTCGGTGTGGCACTGGGAATAGCGTACAAAGTCGATATTCTATTAGCAATTCTCATAGGAGCCTCGGCGTGTGGAATATACGACCTGGGCAAAAAGACCGTAGCCGGTAAATAAAGTGGAAACTGTAGACTTCGAAAAATTACCTTTGGAGGAACGAATCGTATTAACCACCTCCACAAAGCTTATAAAGCACTTCCGAGGACTCGAGTCGGCCGGAATAATAGATCGTGACACTACGAGCAACCTAATCGGCTGTGTGAAGAAGCTGGTAAACATCGCCCAAAAAAAGGTTGATCCTGCCGTTGCCTAATTTTTTTTCGATAATTAGTACATTTTGGCACGTTTGACTATTCCTCCTATTCCTCCGGAGGATCGGAAATAAATTATGTCTTCCCACCCCCCCCTTGCTCCTCTCCTCCTCCCTCCTGGGAAGCATCTTGTACTTTTTCTACCTGTAGTCTACGTGTTGTACTTGTTGCTTCTTCCCAGTATGGTTATCGTCGAGTTGGCTTCGGCCGGAAATCTTGACCACTCTCCGGCGTGGTGTTGTCAAAGACAACAAAAAGAACCGGAATTAACCGGTTTTCTTTGATATTTTCGACAGATTTTTGCAAAAAGCATGGAGAAGTTTTGTCTTTTGGGTGATTTCTTTTTGATTGCGACCCTCGAGAAAGACAAGGAATACGCCGCCGACAAGCTGATTCTCAACTAGGTGATCATGCCACCCTAAGGGGATTTGTTCGGAAGAGAGGCCTATTTTCTTTGTGTACATTAAAAAAGCTACCTTTCGTCTGAGCTGTGCTGTGTTGCGGACACAGCTCACGCGGAAAATAGCTGATTACAACACAGATTATAGACGGACACCTAACTGGCGTCAAGTCCACTATGGAACATGTAAAGTCAAATGTCAAGTGGCTTCAAAGGTGGTATAAATGAGTTGATGAACCAAGCAAACAAGCACAAAATAAGAAAGACATACCCGAAGAATTTTCCGGAAAACATTGAAGCCCTAGAGAGAGATGGGTGGAAATGTGTGAGGTGTGGCGAGGAGGAAGACATAATTGTCCACCATATCGATGGAAGTCGGAGACTTGGGCTAAATAGGATGAACCGGTCGCTAGACAACCTAATGACCTTGTGTTGGACATGCCACTCTAAAGAACATGGAAATAGGGTAATTGACATTGATGAGATGCTTAACTTGAAAAGATCAGGAAAGACATTAAAGGAGGTCGGTGAGCTTTTTGGAGTTTCTAGGCAGAGAATCCACCAAATTATGAACAAGCAGTTGGCACTTGACAAAATAACGCAAATACGCAATAATGTAGGTATAAGCATTAGCAAACAAAGCAAAACAAATGAAAAAACTGTACAACACAATCCTCGAAGAGATCGCCTACCGCCTACAACTCACGGTAAACAAATTACTCAACAGCCAAATAAGATGAGCCTACTAATAATGGAAAAGAAAATCCGCCACCACCTAAGCTTCCATGTCGATGAAAAAATGCACAACGACATCCGAAGACTCGCATACAAAGACAAACGACTCAAGGCGGCCGAAGCCCGTCAGTTAATAAAAGAAGCCATACAAAACAGAAAGGAGGAAACAAAATGAACAACAAAGAGAAAGCGATCAAGGTCAGAGAAGACATCAAAAAGGGTCTGACAGTCGCCAAATACATGCTACAAGGCGCGCTAGGCCTGATAGCCATCATCGCGATAGTCTGGAGTATAAACAACATGGACGTAATTGCCAAAGCGGTAAAATACCCAGAAGCGGTGAGAGAGATGGAGATCACAGTCCAGGTCACCAAGACCCAACTGATCTCCCCGATAGCAAAATAATTAGTAAATAACGCACAAAAATGGAACCAAACCAAAACGGCGAACAGCCAAAGACAGAATTAGTAACCACAGGATATTTTAATCCGCAAGTGTGGGCGCAGATGAAAGACATGAGCCAAGTGTTTTTCACCTCGAAAGCCATACCTAGCTACATCACCAATGCGCCTCAGCTAACGATGATCCTCCAAGCCGGACACGAAATGGGAATGAAACCGGTCGAAGCCATGAAGTCGCTCTACATAGTGAACGGCAACATCAACCTATGGGGATCGTCCATCATCAGACGACTCCGCGAACACGGCTGGAGAATCCAGTACGAGATGAAAGTTGAAAAAGGCGGAACCTGTATAGCGACAGTCACCAAGGGAGATGAGAAGTACGCGGAAACCATGAGCTTCGAGAGCGCAGAGTTATCCGGATACACCAAATCCAGCTCAGGTGCCTTGAAAGTCGGCTGGAAGCCAGGAGTGAATCGCAACCTCAAACTGAGATACGGAGTCATCAGCATGATAGTGAAGACCTACATCCCAGAGGTACTCGGAAGCGCGTCAGACATCGTAGAGGTCGCAGAAGACCGACCAGTCGAAGAGGGGGAGATAGTAGCCCAACCGACCCAAGATGGCAAGAGTGTCATCATCAAGGGAGCCGACAAGACCGCCATCGGAGACTTCATAGCAAAGGCCAAGGCTAAAAAAGAAGAAGAGAAGAAACCCCAGGCATCTGGTAAGGACATCAATGTCCCGACCAAACCGGTCGAACCTGATCCAAAAGAGGAGCTAGATAATGCGCAAAAAGATGGTAATGTTAAAGAGAATACTAACGAAAATAAAGCAAAATGAACGAAGTAAACTTGCCCATCGAACACCTCTCCTATAGCTCAATGAAGCTATTCTGCGCCAATCAACAGCAATTCTTCAAAAACTACATCCTAGGCCAATGGGACTATAAAAGCTCAATGGTGGCCAGCGTAGGCAAAGCATTCCACAAAGCCGCCGAAATCTACTACAAACAAGGCAACTGGGATCAGGCCATAGATGCCGGACTGGAGTTCATCAACAAGATCAAAGACGAAGAAGTCGACTGGGGAAAGACCGGATCAAGAGAACAACTCATCAAAGACTTCCACGCCGCCATAAGCTTCTACCAGGCAGAAGAGCCAACACTAGGAAAAGTAATAGGAGTCGAGCTGAACACAGTCACCGACCACGGATTTGATGGAGAGCAGTTGCCGGTACCTGTCAAAGCCATCAGCGACCTTGTGACCGAAGAAGAAAAGGGGATCGTAATCACCGACCACAAGGTAGTCGCCTCATTTTCCGACAAAGAAGAAGAGCAACCGGACTACACGATGCAAGCAATGTTCAACTACCTGACAGTCCAGGCGAAATTCGGCAAAGCTCCATACTCGATGATTTTCCGAGAGATTAAGAAGACCCAGAACCGAGATGGAAGCTCCCAAATAGACGAATATGAGATCGTCTTCGATAAGCACCCAGAGTACAGACTCTACTTTTTCAGCCTCTACACAGACGTGATAGTGACCCTCGCAGACGAGAATCACCGCTACCTACCAAACTTCGGGGACATGTACTCAGGCAAAGAAGCCTGGGTCGACTACACCGCCGGAAAGATTGACTTCAAGTCACTACCCAAAGTAAGCCACCGGACAAAGTTCACCGGAGAGGTGCGTGATGTCAAATTTATCGAACAGGCAATGGTAGAGGATGCTACCTTGACTGAAGAGCAAAAAATCAAAGCCAAGCTTAAAGAGTTCGGAATGGCCGTAGAAATGGACGAGACACATCGAGGCCTAAATGTTACCCTATACACAATGAAGCCATCTAGGGGCATCAGAATGAGCCAGTTTACGAGCCACGCACAAGACATAGCCCAAGCACTTGCCGCCAAATCGGTGAGGGTCGAAGCCCCGATCCCAGGGACAAGCCTAGTAGGATTTGAGATAAGCAACTCAAGCCAAGGAGTAGCTCCCTGGACAGAAGACCTCATCCAAAAAGACACGATGAACATCCCGATCGGAGTAGACGTGTACGGAAAATCCAAACACATCAACTTGGCCAAAGCCCCTCACCTGCTAGTCGGAGGAGCCACCGGATCAGGAAAATCAGTCTTCATGAACGTAGCCATCGACACCCTGATCAAGCAGAACGACTCGGAAAGCATGAAGCTCATGCTGATCGACCCCAAGCGTACAGAGTTCATCGACTACGAGAATGACGACCACCTGATCTACAACATCATCACCGAATCAGAAGATGCCGCCGCCGCCCTCGGATGGGCAACAGAAGAGATGGAGAGCCGCTACAAACAGCTCAGAGACATGAGGGTAAAGAGCATAGAAGAGTACCGCAAGAACAAAAACGACATGCCTTACCTAGTCATAGTAATAGACGAACTCGCCGACCTGATGCTATCACCGGAGCAAAAAGAGATCGAAAAATCGATAGTGAGACTCGCCCAAAAAGCCAGAGCAGTCGGCATCCACCTGATCGTAGCGACCCAAAGGCCGAGTGTCGACGTAGTCACCGGACTAATCAAAGCGAACTTCCCAACCAGAGTCAGCTTCATGGTATCAACCCAGGTCGACTCAAAGGTCATAATTGACGAAGCCGGAGCCGAAAAACTAGTCGGCCAAGGCGATCTACTACTCATGAACCCTCGTGAAAAAGGACTAAAACGCCTGCAAGGGTATTATAAATAATAAAAACAATGGAACAATACAGAATAATCACCATCGACATCACCCAAATAGACGAGGAGCAGGAAGAAATGCTCAACGACATACCAGGAGTGATCTCAAAGCAATCGACTGAAATGAGATCGGAAATGAGACACTCCGAAGAAAGCATAGACAATGCCCTGAAAGAGGTAAAAAAAGACATCATCGACTATGAGCATGATGTAGAAGATATCAAACTAGATCATGTGAAAGGAGACATGGAATGATAAACAAAATAATACTCTCATTTACCTGGCTGATAGTCGGACTGTTCGGAGGCTTCTACGGCTCCAACTACTATTACCGGATCGTAAAAACCGACCCAGCCTACATTCAAACCTCCTCGTACACGGACATGATCCGGCTGATAAACAAGGAAAGAGTGATCCAAGGACTCAAACCCCTAGTTGAAAACGACCTCCTGAACAAATCAGCCAGAGCCAAAGCCTGTGACATGAAAGAAAAAGGATACTTCGAACACGTAAGCCCAGATGGCCAAGAGCCTTGGGTATTTATGAAAGCGGCCGGATACAACTACTACACCGCCGGAGAGAACATTGCAGTCTCCTACGACAGCACCAAAAAGCTCGCAGAGGCATACCTGAAGAGTCCATCACACCGCGACAACATCCTGAACCCCGAATACACAGAGGTAGGAGTCGGAGAGTGTGGCATTTACTCAGTCGAACACTTCGGGATGAGAAAATGAAACCGGCGCAGTTTTTCAAAATCCCATCGGAAAGCACCCCAGGAGTCGTGTACACCGTAATCCACAAAGCAGACGGCACATGGTCATGCAGTTGCCCCCAGGGGATATTCCAAGGCCGATGCAAACACCAGATCAAAGCAATGGGGACGAAGATACCGGAACCAGCCCAGCAGAGCCTTGTGGAGCCAACAGAACTGCCCACGTTACCTAAAAGGAAGAAGACAATCGCCGAAATACAAGCCGCACTACTGGAAATGGGACGAAATAGAAGTGTCACTCATTGATCCAGTTGACAAACGAAATCTTATGTAATTAAATAAGAATTAGCATATAAAGCATATGAAAGTACAAA